CACCACCGCGCAGCACACTGCGGTCAGTCCCAGCAGCGTCCTGAACCAGGCCGCATTCACGTTAGCGTTCCCGCGGCCCCCTTCGCTCGCGCGGCGAAGGCCTTCACCTCATCGATTGCCTTCGCGAGCGCGTCGGCCCAGCCTTGGCGATAGCCGATCTCGAAGGCGGTCACGATCTGCTCGGTGACCACCGAGGCGACGCTCTCGACGACCGGCTTGAGCGTCAGGGGCAGCGTTGCCGGGGGCACTACATTGTCAATCGCAGCTGGCATAGCGGTGCCCTCCGACGATGAAAGTGCCGGGGATGCGCTCGAACACATCGAGCTGCGTGCCGTAGCCGCACGGGTGATACGCCTTCTGGTAGTCGGCGACCGCCTGCTCGGCCTCCTCGCGGGTGGCGAAGCGGCCACCCACGAGCACTTGATAACCCATGACGCGCTCGGAGAGCTGCGCCATGGGGGAGCCTGCCGGGGCGATCACGCAGCCTCCCGGCGCGACTTCTTCGGCTTCGGGAGTTGCCGCTCGCGCTCCTGGTAGGCTTCGCGCAGCATCCCGACGTGCTCGGGCAGCATCTGTGCCTTGAGTTGCGGGGTGATCAGATCCCCCACGTCGCGCAGCGCCTCGTAGCTGGCCGCAAGGTTCACCTTGCTGGTCCACTCGCGCAGCAGATCCGAGCTATGCCGCACCCGTGCCTCGTGCTCGGCGGCGAGCGCATCGGCATCTTTCAGCGCGGCCTGATCGAGCGTATCCAGCTGCGCCTGCGTCGCACCGAGCAGGCCCAGCAGCGGCTTGCACAGTGTCTCGAAGGTGGGATTGATGAAGCTGCGTCCCGCGAGCACCCCGGTGCGGTCCTTCTCGGCGTAGGCGACGTACATCGCCAGCTCATTGGTGTGCTTGGGCTTGAGCGTCTCCATGCGGATGAGAATGTGCGGCTCGTAGGGAGTCTCCCCTTCCGCCTTCATCTTCACGCCCACCGCGCGCAGCTCGTCGGTCTCCTCATCTGTGGCGTACTCGGTGCCCTGCCGCCCGCAGATGATCACGTGCAGCGTGGAGGACAGAAGATGACTCATCAGATCCCGGTAGGGCTTCTTGATCTTGCCCCACGCGTGCATCGGGATAGTGCCCGCGCTGGTCTTGCCGCCCGTGTAAGCCTCCAGACAGGCCTGCCACAGGTGCGTCATGGAGTCGAGCACCACGATCGAGTGCGTCGCCGGATCGAGCGAGCGCACCGCCTCGACCGTCTCGGTGATCGAGCGGGTGTAGAGCGCGTCGAAGTCAAAAGCGTCCGGGTGCACCGGACGGGTGGGCACGCTCTGACAGTAGAAATCCGAGCCGTGCTCGGTGTCCACCATCGCGACGCGCTTGCCGGTGAGGCGCGCGATGCCCTCGGCGATCAAGAGAGAGGTGAAGGTTTTGCCCGATCCTGCCGGGCCATAGATACCGAGCTTCAATGCGGCCTGCTCGGCGCGGGCCTTGCGAAATCCAGCCATGCAATCCTCCTTGTGGTTGAGCTTGCTGGGATTTGAACCAGCACGACTGTAGCGCCTTTAGTTGCGGAGCGCAACACTCTTGCAACTGATCTTTAGTGTGCGCGATACTCGCGCCTCACATGAACATCGTGCAGCGGACCGCTCGACGCGCAATCGAGCGACACGGGGGGGCGACCAAGGCCGCCCGAGCCCTACGGATCAATCGCTCGGTGCTGGTGCTGCTGGCGGACTGCCGGCGCGAGTCAGCCTCGGACAAGACGCTGCGGCGCTTGGGGCTGAAGCTCGTCCCGGTCGAGCCGGACGAGCCTGCGCCCGCTACCCCTGCCGTGGAGGGGTGATGCCATGGCTCGCCTCAGAACAATCAAGCCGGAATTTTGGTCCGACGCAGCAGTCGGGGAGTGCTCCCCGAGTGCTCGGCTACTGTTCGTCGCAACCTGGAACTTCGCAGACGATCACGGGGGGCTGGACCGCAACGCCAAGCAGCTCAAAGCTCAGGCCTTTCCATACGACGCGATCGACTGCGAGCCCCTGGTGCAGGAGTTGCTGCGGGCTGGTCTGCTCGTCGAATATGTCTCGAATGGGAAGAAGTACTTGCATATCAGGAACTTCCAAAAACACCAAAAAATAGAGAAGCCGTCGAGCCCTAGGATACCTCTCTACGACCCCTCGGTGAATCCTCCCCGAGCCCTCACCGAGCCCTCACCGACTCCTCGCCCCTCTTCTCTTGGTTCTTCTTCTCTTGGTTCTTGTATTCTTGAGAGTACGCGCGCGCGCGAGACCATATGTGAACAACCTGTGGATAACTCTGACGCAGCGCACGATGAGTTTACCAAGCTACAGCAGCTCTACCCTGCCGGCACCTACCGCAAAGCCGACTGGCTCATCGCCGAACGCGAAGCTCGCCGGGCGGTCGAGGAGGGCCTCACCACCTGGGCGCAATGGACCGAGGCAATCCGCCGATACGGTGGGCAGCACGAGGCCAAGGGCGGGGGCAGCCAGTACGTGCAATCGCCTGCGAAGTTCTTCGCGGTGGCGAGCCGCAGCTGGGCCGAGGCCTTCCCGGTGCCCACGGCCAAGCGCAACGGGGCCAATGGACACGAGGAGCCCGCCGCGAAGGAAGCGAGCGCCGCTTACGAGGCGCTACTCGCCTCCTCGGGAATAGCGCGCACCCCGAGGGTGGAGGCCGCCCTCGCAAGCGTTGGCGGGTGGCTCGCGGTCCAGGGCCGAACTTTTGCCAGCGCGGACTATATCCGCCGCGACTTCATCGCGGCTTACCTGAGGACGACGCTACCATGACCAAGCGCAACATCAACGGAATACCACTCACCCCGAAGGACGAGATCGACTCCCTGCTCGATCACCACGAGCGCTACGCCCCGCAGAGTACGCGCCCCATCCCGGTGAACCTGAAGCTCTCGGACCCGTGCGTGCAGCTGAGCGGCACCGTCACCGCCGAGCACACCCTGCGCTACCGGGGGCGGGAGCTGATCCCGAGCGATCGGGCGAAGCTCAAGGCCGAGGCAGCCAAGGCCCCAAAACAGGCTGCCGAGGTGCCCAAAGAGGGCGGAGCGCCGTTTTAGCACTTTGGAGGAGGCGTTAAAATCACGTCCTCGCTTAAGCAGGGCGCGCCAGGAACGGTTTGAAACGCCTCACCCATGCCAGGTACACTGACCCCCCCCCACCAAGGGCCTTTATGCGGCAATCCACGTGCGGCTTCTGCGGCGAGCTTTTCCCCTTCAGGCAGCGCAAGCAATTCTGCTCTCAGCGCTGTCGGCTGGCAGCGTGGCGGGAGCAGCCGGTGCCGGCTGCCAATCCATGCACCTACTGCGGCCTGCCCGCCGACAGTATCGACCACGTGCCGCCGCAGAGCGTCAGACCGATCCTGACGGGGCTCCAGGTGACGCGCTTCGCTTTCGTCGAGGTGGCTGCTTGCCGTCAATGTAATTCGTACTTAAGCGATCGCCAGCCGTGGACAGTGGCGGGTCGCAAGCAACGCATCAAGGAATGGCTCAAACGCCGCTACGGAGCTTACCTGCGTATGCCCGATTGGAGCGACACGGAGCTGTGTGAGTTGGGTAGAACCATGCAGGAATTTGTCGTCGAAGGTCAGATTATGAAGCGGTTAATTCAGCAACGGCTGAGGTGGTGAAAATGATCCCTTACCCTTCGTTTCAGCTACGCGGCGACTGCTGTCAGTGTCGCGGGTGCGGCTTGTTATTCAGGCGAACGTCGAGCTTTGACATGCATCGGAGTGGGGCGGGTTTGCAGCGCCGCTGCCTGACCGAATCCGAGCTTGCGGCCAAGCATTGGACGCAGGACTCCAAAGGCTTCTGGCGCAGGCCCGCTCGGGCCGGAGGCTTTCCCCGTGGAACATCGCGTGAAACAAAAAGGCCGCCCGGAGGCGGCCAAATGTCAGCTTCGACAGGTGGTTAGCTCATCGTTTGGTCAATTCACCGCTCAGCAAGAGCGGCTGCACCAGGCGCTTGAGCTTCCCGGGCGCAGGTTTGGCAACGGATGTTTCCTCAAGGCCCCACCGCCTGGCTACCGCCGCGCGGCTCTGCTCCGAGGAGCGGGCCTTGGAGGGGCCGGTGGCGCGCCCCCCTTTGGCTCCGATCTCGGACAGGTACTTGGACAGTTCGGTACTCATGAGCGAGATCCTACCAGCTTCAGGCCGCAGCCTTCAGCACCTCCTGCCATTCGGAGCGGGGCAGCTCGATGACCTGCCCGCCAAGCCGCTCCAACTCTGAGGCCCGGTCGTAGCTGGGCGCGTCCTGCGCCAGCCGCGTCACCGCCCACTGCAAGCCGTAACGGGTGGCTTCGCCCGACTGGGTGAAGTACTTGAGCAGGCCGCCCCGCTCCTCCTGGGTGAGGCCCTTGCGGGAGCCGAACACCTCGATCACCTCGGCTGGATTGCCCTCGATCTCATCGCCCCGAGCTTCGAGCATCTGGGAAACGAGCTTGTCCATGACGCGCCCGTCGCAGACCGCCTTGAGCATGTCGCGGAACTTGGCCCACACCGCCGCATCCTCCAGGCGCTTGGTCTGGTCCGACATGAACTCACGCACCCCATCCTCGACCGACTGCTTGCGCCCGAGGTGGATCGCCCGAAAGCCCTCCTCCGAGTAGGTTGCAAAGTTGGTGCATTGCTTCTCCAGGGTTGCCGGATTGATGACCAGTCCCGAGAGTCCCACCTCGGAATTGGCGATCGACCCGCCCCCGCGCAATGCCCGGGGGAAGAAGTGATGGCCGACGCCCATGGTCAAGCCCTTCGGTATGGGGAGCTCCCGGTCCAGTCCCGGGATCAGGAACTTGATGAACAGCCGCGCCTCGGTGACGTTGCAGGAGACTACCTGCGCGCCCGCCTCGTGCAGCGCCGGCAGCGCCGCCTCGGCGAGATCGTAGTTGTCCAGCGCGCGGAAGGAGTTGCTCATGATGCCGCGCACCCGACCGTCGAGCGTGCGCACCATGCGCTTGTCTTTCGCCATGGCCTCACTGTGAAGCCACGTGTTGACGTTGCGGGCCAGCAGGGCGGGCTCGTTCGCGCGCATCCGGTCGTAGTAGGCTTTGGGGATGCCCGCGTACTCGGCCAGCTGTCCGTGCGCGTGATCGCTCACGACCAAGGCCCCATTGCCGCGTAGCTTCAGCTGCCCATCATCCTCCATGGTCAGGGCAGGGGTAGAAGCAATGTAGTCCTTCTTGGCTGCGGCCTGCCGCTCGATCTCGGCGGCCAGCTGTCCTAGTGACATTCCAGTTTTCATGTCTATACTCCAGTTGTGTGTTTGGTCTCATCGGTACCCGCTTCACGGGTAGACGGGGCAGGGCAAGCTGCCCCGTTTCGACCTACGACGGCACCCTCCCCTTGCCAATCTTCGCCTGCGCGTCGTCAATGGCTTCTTGCCAGTTGTCGCCCTGTCCTGCGATCGTGAAAAACATGCCGTTACTGTGGCCGACGGTCACGCTTCGTCGCTCGCCTTGCGCGCGGCTTCGTACTCGGTGCGCAACCGCTGATAGAGCGGATCGCTGAGCAATTCCGCGCGGCGCTTCTCCAGGGCTTGCTTCGCCGCTTCGCGCTTGCCTTGCAGTTCCGGCAACTGCGCCCGTGCGGCCTGGCGCTCCTCGGCGCGCGGAGCCTTCTCGTTTCGTTGCCATGCGGCCTTCGCGCCGAACATTTTCTTGAGCGCAGCCATTGCCTGAGTCTGGTTCATGGCTGCACCTTGGCAATCGCGGCGCGGGCCTCAGAAATGGCGAGCACAGCAAACTGATGGTGTTGCGGATCAGCGGCAGCGATCCGTTGCAGCGCCGCCAGCAGCTCAGGCGCGGCGGCAATCAGGCGGGCGTCACGTGCGCGATAGACAGTCGCAACTGTCGCGTTGTGGTTCGAGATTTGAAGTTTGTCAGGCGCTGGATTAGTGAATTTCTCATCACCAACAATGCGACCGCCTAGAATCGCGTTGACGTGCCACGGGCCGGGAGTGTGTTTGATCTCTGCATTCATGGGGTTATCCTCTCGTGTGTGTTCGGTCGGCCCACCTCGGGCCAGTGCGTATAATGCTCAAGCGGCTTGCGTATGTCAACAAGCGGCTTGCGTATAGGAGGGCTCATGTCGATCTATCGCAGAGCAGCACGGCAGGACGCCAATCAAGCCGGGCTGGTCGAGGTGGCCGAAGGGCTTGGAGCCGTAGTCGAGTGCTCGCGCCAGCCCTTGGATCTACTCGTTGGCTGGCGTGGAGCCTGGATACCCACCGAGATCAAAGACCCCAAGGGCGCAGGCTGGGCCGATGAGTTCACCCCCGCACAGCTGGCCTTCATGAAGCGTTGCAAGGAATCAGGCCTGCCCTTCTGGGTATGGCGTAGCGCTGAGGATGTGCTCAGGTGCTTGGGCGCAAGGCCTGCGGCGTGATAGTGTCGCGGTCCATGAACGGCAGGCTATCCAAGCGCATCCGCCGCGTTGCAAGGCAAATCACTGCAGGTAAGCCCGCCACGCAATATGTGCGGCGCGATCGCGTCAGTGATGGCCGACAACTCAATTTCATGGTCGATCCGAACTGCACCCGGGGAGCCGAAAAAACAATCAAGCGCGTGCTTCGGCACCGCGAAGCTCCGCCCGAGCTACTGCAACTATTGAAGGCCGCACGATGAGTAACGAGGTGGTGCTGGCTCGTCCCGTCGGCAGGCCGACGCTCTACTGCGAGGCGCTCGTCGATAATCTCTGTCAGCGAATTGCCCAAGGCCGAAGCCTGCGCAGCATCTGCAAAGATGACGACATGCCGACGGTTGTCACCATCTGGCGCTGGCTTCAAATCAACGAAGAATTTTGTAACCGTTATGCCAAGGCCAAGGAGTGCGCAACCGAGGCCATGGTCGATGAAATGTTGGATATCGCAGACGATGCAAGCAACGACTGGATGCAGGTGCGCCTCAAGTCAGGCGAGATCAAAACTATCCTCAACAATGAGCACGTGCTGCGCTCGCGGCTTCGCGTCGATACGCGCAAATGGATCGCCGAGAGGTTGAAGCCGAAACGGTTCGGCACCTCGGTAAATCTAGGCTCTGATCCCTCGCGTCCGATTCTGCTTAAAGCAATGAGCGCCGACGAGTCGCTATGATAGGGAGAGTCAAATGGCTGAACCAAAACTCGGAACTGGCGAACGCTTCGAGAAGTTAGAGCACCAACTCTCGGGCCGCAAGGGCGTGAAAAAGCCTGGAGCGCTGGCCGCGTTCATCGGTCGCAAGAAATACGGCGCAAAGCGCATGGCGAAGATGGCCGCGCACGGCAGGGAACGCTGAACACATGATCAGTTGGTGGTGGTTGCCGATCGTGTTCTACGTAGGATGGGTAATCGGCGCGTCGTGGCGTCAGATGTGGGAGGAGATAGGTGGCGCTCCACCAGGTGAATAACCTGCGCGGCTACGTGCTGCGCAAACTGCGCGAGCTGAAAATCTATGTGTCCTGTCTCTCGCCGACCGAGACTGATGCGCTGCTCGCGCTGTCAAATCCGCAGACCGTCAGTGAGATCACCGAGCATGTGCTGGCGCGCTTAGGCCACACCATCGAGGCGGGCTCGCCCGTGCTGCGGGCTAATCACGCGCGCCAGAAGGCCGCCAAGGCCAAGCGCCGGCAAATCACGCGAGCACGGCGCCAGGCTGGCAAATCGGTGAGGGCCACGGCCTCGGAGCCCGAGGTGCAACTACTTCCGGCAGCGACGCACGAGGGCTCGCTCACCGATAGCGTGCCGAGTGAAGCTCACACCACGCCAACTTGAGGCGCTGACGCTGCTGGGCGATCCGCAGGCGCAGCACATCCTGCTCGACGGTGGCAGCCGCTCCGGGAAAACCTATATTCTCGTGCGTGCCGTCATTGCTCGTGCGCTGAAGGCCGCAGGCTCGCGTCATGCGATCTTCCGCTTTCGTCTGAATCATCTGATCTCATCATTGGTGCTCGACACATTCCCCAAGGTCGCGCAGGACTGCTTCCCGGGCGTGAAGCTCTGGGTGGATCGCGTTCACTGGTATGTGCCGGTGCCGAACGGCTCGCAGATCTGGTTCGGCGGTCTGGACGACAAGGAGCGCGTGGAGAAGGTGCTCGGCCAGGAGCACGCCACGATCTACTTGAACGAGGTGTCGCAGATCGCCTTCTCGTCTCGCGAGGTGGCGCTCACTCGTTTAGCTCAGCGCGTCGAGCAGGTATTCGAGGGCCGCCGCGCGCTGCTGGTGCCACGCATGTACTACGACTGCAACCCTCCGAGCAAGGGCCACTGGATCTACCGGCTCTTTTACTGCGGCGAGCATCCCGAGACCGGGCGCAAGCTGCTCGATCCGCAGCGCTACGTGCACATGCGGATGAATCCCGAGGACAACCTCGACAACTTGGCTCCCGGCTACCTCGACACGCTGCGCGCGATGCCCGCTCGGATGCGAAAGCGCTTCCTTGAGGGCGAGTACGCTGAGGCCAATCCCGATGCGCTATTCACCGAGGCTGGCTTCGAGAAGTGGCGAGCCGTGGACGGGGAGTTGCCCGATATGCAGCGCATCGTGATCGGTGTCGATCCCTCGGGTGCATCGAGTGATGATCCCGAGGCGACCAATGATGAGATCGGCATCGTGGTAGTTGGGCTCGGCACTGACGGCAATGCTTACGTGGCCGAGGATCTCTCGCTGAAGGACCGGCCCGAGCGCTGGG